GGATTCAGGGTTGAAACCAACTTTAGGCCGGCTTAAGAAGACGATCTTGTTCTTAAGCCGTGTTAAAGTTTGATGGGGGTTGGTTTCAACCCGGTTGGGATTTGAGGCCTGTCTGAGAAGCCTTCTGGTCGTCCTTTTGCAGGAATTTCCTGCCCTTGTTCAACCTCACAGGATTCGTCCATCCCTTCATGCGCTCCAAAAACCAGTCCAGATACCTCAAGAATAACTCCTTATCGTGATTCATTATATCATTATAAAGCGTCTGAGCCGATATGGTGCCTTCCTGTATTCCCTACCACGAAAGTCGTTGATGGGAACTATCTATCCGATGGGGTGGCGGCTTATGGGATATAGTCTCTCGGTATGTGGGTGATCTTTGTGATTTTGTGGACGGTTATAGAGCTATCCTGTGGACACTCGTCAGAACCGCCAGCGGAGATCCGTTGCAGGGCCCGCATGGAGAAGGTTGAGGGTATGGTCTCGGTCTCGTCTGACAGGAAGATGATATTGGGACTTTTTGGGAATATATACTTATTCTGTTGATGCATCTTTGTGGTATGTTTATCCATATCCGTGGTATCAATGTAAATGTGGTGTCCATCTGGTCCGGTATATCGATAGAATATTTGTGCTTCACTCTGACCCTGTTTTGGATCCATGTACTGCTGCCGTCTTCTTCCATCACACCGAACAATGTATTCGGGTGAGCTGGGTGTAAGGACCAACGTATTGTCGGGCATGACAAACAATATGAGATCCGTCTCCGGCTTCTTCAGATAAGTCCGAACCTGCTGCAGCTGCGTCGTCGTTGGGTTTACGACTCTTCTCGTAAGGAGCTGATGGATATCGGAATGACGAGACCATATCTGCTGCTTGGTCTTTTCATATTTTGACAATGCTGTCTGCAATTGCTTCACATGCTGATTGACCTGACGGACAACCTTCTCGTCCTGTCCATGCTTCTGAATAACCGACCCCATGAACTGCTTTGCCTTGTGGAGTCTCACCGGATCGGTGATCCCCTTCATTATCTCCGTGAACCATGTGAGGTATTTCAGGAATAATTCCTTATCCTCCTTCACGATACGATCAAGTTGTTGAACCGTTAATCGTCCATCCAGAATCTGCTTATGCACCAGCAGTGGCAATCTACCCGTCTTTTGTTTGAAACCCCTGATCGACGGAAATTCCTTCACAGATGACATTTTTTTATTATCTAAAAAAAAAAAAATTTTTGAATATATTGAATATATCGCAAACCCTGTGCGGGTCAACTTTGGATTTCCTCGGTTTTTCTCGGATCTCCTCATCTGAGTCCTTAAACCGGTATTAAACCCACCTTAAGGATTAGATAGATTGTATAAATCCTTAAGTGTCTTCAAAATTGGGTTTGGGTGGGAAGGGTTTAACCCGCGCAACAGGGGTTGAAACCATCCCTTCTTAAGCCGGGCTAAGGTTGCCCTGTGCGGGTCCAACCCAAACTTAAAGATTTACCTAATCCATGGTTATTCAAAGACGCACCACCAGAGTGTGGCCGGTCTTTCGGATGGTTTCGTCAGGGTGAAGGGTGGATTCTTGGGCCATAGATGGAACCGCCCGTCGAACATCCACATCCAAACCCCGAGGATGTAGTACAGCCACATGAAGAAGAGGAGCGGGTAGATGAACATGCCGATCATGAGGGCGATGCTGGAGATGCCCCACAGCCGTATCGGGTGTCCAAAGTGTTTGGTGTCGAGGACGGTCGCCATGAAGTAGTCCTTTGTCGCATCCCTCCGGTACACCGATCGGTAGCCCGCATCGGTTGCGGTCGCGACAATGTCCAGAGCGGGATCGTTGAGGAATAGGGTGGCGCCGTACGTCCTGTCCATCACATGCCAGCCGAACGATCTACAATAACACGGGTTCAGGTGCAGGCCTGAATAAAAGATGCGATGGGGCCTATCATCCTTCCGGAAGTAATCATGCGCCTCCCGCAGGATCTCCGAGACGACCGCCTTCTTCTTGGTGTACGAATCCCACTGGGACCCGGGACCCGTATAGATATGCTCGGAACTGCCCATCATGACAATATGGTCGATCTTGTGCCTGTATTTTTCATTGAAGCATCTGAAATCCCACACCTCGGCAATGACATTCTTCCCGATACAAAAATCCCTCTGTTCACCGGAAAGAGTAAACCCAATCATGTCGTATCCGCGCTCCGCACAGAACCTCTCGAATGAGCCCATCCCGCACCCGAGATCCAAGATGGTGTCACCCGGTTCTGCACCCAACAGCTCCAGAATCTTTTCAAATTTTTGGTCTTCCGCCTCCTGTGGGGTCAGCTTCTGATAATCCTCCTCCGTCTTGTAGTACCCCTCGCTGTAGTTGTGGGATGTTCCGTGGAATAAAGTCGCGACCGCCGATATATCATAAAACACCTCCGTCCTATCACCCGATGGCAGTATATCAAAACCCGCGATGCAGTATCCAACCTCATTCACCGCAAACACAAGGATCGGCAACAACAGATAAGCCGGATTCAGTGTCCAGACGGCCAGCACAACAGCCGCCGTCCACACAACCACCAATACCTGCACCACCCTGTTTCCTAACCTCATTTTAAAAAATAATGGTCCGTATTTTTAGATTATCATAAAAATTCTCCTTCTGATTAAACATGGACGAGGATGCCAAGAAGTATCTGCATCATTCGAGGGAGGCGAAGCGGCACGAGGCGGCCGCAAGGAAGCACCGGGAGCGGCTGGTGGGGGGGAGGGAGAAGCCGGGGGGGAAGGCGGT